GCAGTCACTAACAAAACTAACTACAAGCCGTTAAGTATCTTGTATGCAGGTAACTTGGTAGCTACTACTGACATCACAACTGTAACTGATTTCTCTACTGCATCAACTAATCTTGTTACATCGGTTATATCTCAAGATGGTGGTGGTAAGGGTAATTTCTTATTTGAATCATCATTGACAGGTGGTAACAAGAAATCAATCACAAACATTGGATGTGCATTAGGTACTATCGCACTTGCTAAGGTAAGCGAATCAATCGCTTGGGTTGGTAAGTTCAACATCAGCGATGGTGTTGAGAATGAAATAGTCGAATTCTGCAATGGTCAATTATGGACATCATTTAGTCAATCATCATTGGAGGCATTGTTCTCTAAGCGTCATTTGTGGGCAAAGAAATTTACAGGGGTAAGCGGTACGTTCTGGGTGGATTCATCGTGTGCGGTCGCCACTACCTCAGATTATGCTTACATTGAGAACAACCGCACCATCTGTAAAGCGGAGAGAAACTTGTACACGGCTTACACTCCATTGTTGAACTCTCCTATTACGTTCAACGCAAACGGAACTATCACCGATAACACGATTGCATACTTTGAGAATGTTGGTAACGCTGCACTTGACCAAATGGTTAAGGACAACGAGTTATCTGCGAAGTCAGTAACAATCAATCCAACGCAGAATGTATTAAGTACATCAACGCTAACTATCGCAGTAACATTGGTCATCAATGGAGTTGCACGAATCATATCTATTCCAATCGGATTTAAACCATCAATAGCATAACAAAATGGCAACAGCATTACTAAACGGAGTTAACTATTCAAGCGTTAATATAACCGTCATCATACCAATCTTAGGACCAGTAATTGGCATCACTAAAGTTGAGTATATGGAAGAGCAAACTATTGACGATAACTACTCATTAGGTGTTAATCCAACATCACGAGGATTTGGTCAAAAGAAGTATACAGGTTCAATCAGCATCTACAAAGATGTTTGGAATCGAATCATTGACGCATCACCTTTGAAAGACCCTCTATCATTACCTCCATTCGAGGTAACGATAGTGTTTGGTGGCGCAGCGACAGGTGGGTATCGTAAAGAAACACTTCACGCTGTGAATTTCAAGTCGAATCCATTTTCGGTGAGTGCAGGTGATACAAAAGTATTACTCGACATTCCATTGGCGATTGGTGGCATTGATAGAGTATAATTCGTAACAATTAAAACAAAAATAAAGTGGCAAAAGAAGTAGTAGTTTTAACAGACATCATCAGTGATGAAGAACGCAAGAGTTATGAAGATAAGTGTATCGAATTAGCAACTGCACATAACGTAGGCAAAGTTCACGTTTGCGTACAATTTAAACCTGGAACTAACGAACGAATAGTAAGCTACATCAAAGAGCCGAACTATGTAAGTAAGTTAGCGTTAATGGGTAAGGCGAGTGAGTTAGATATGTATGCAGCAGGAGAAGAACTTCGGTTGATATACCAAATCAAAGAAGAATCGCATCCATTAACTTATGGCGAAACGTATGATTGTGAGCCGTATAAATTAGGTGTAGTTCAACATTGTCTTGGTGTTATTACCATCGTAACAAATCGCTTTAAAAAAAACTAAGCGAATACAAAATTAACAACGACACCGAAGATATACACCGTATGGCTGCGTATGTTCGGTGTTGTTGTCATTTAGACCCTGAGGCATTATCAGATGATGAATTTGCAAAGGAGTATTGTAGAGCAAAGTGGTTTTTAGAAGTAGCACATCAAGTTAAATTTGAGTAATGGCAAACATAGTAGAATACATATTAGGACTTAAATCAGACGGCTTCCAATCGGGGATAAATGGTGCAATAGGTTCTACTCGTGCGTTGGATTCGGCATTCGATAAGGTTAAAACTACTGCACTTGGATTCTTTGGTGCTTATGAAGGTTTGGCATTCATCAACAAGAGTGTTGATATGTTTAACGAATCGGCACAAGCATCGGCTCAATTGGACGCAACATTACGAAGTACAGCTAATGCGGCTAACTTAAATCGTGATGCGTTGGACAAACAATCCGAAGCATTGATGAAGAAGTCATTGTTTGACGATGATGCCATCACGAGTTCTCAATCTTTACTTGCAACATTCACGAAGGTAAAAGATACCATCTATATGGATGCTATTCCTGCGATTGTTGATATGTCAACAAAGTTAGGAGGAGATTTACAAGGTACTACACTTCAAGTCGGTAAGGCATTGAATGACCCTATTAAGGGTATAGCCGCATTATCAAGAGCAGGTGTATCATTTACCGAATCGCAAAAAGCGACTATCAAAAGTATGGTTGCAATGAATGATGTTGCAGGGGCGCAAAAGTTAATCCTTCAAGAATTACAAACCGAGTTTGGTGGTTCAGCATTAGCAGCATCAGAAGTTGGTACTGGTCCAATGGTTGTACTTAAAAATGAATTTAATAATGTCCGTGAAGAGATAGGTGGTATGGTTATGGCATTGATAATCGATTTGAAACCTGCGTTACAATCAATGATTGAAGGTTTGAGTAGTGCAGTTAATTGGGTAAAAGAAAATAAAAGATTAATTACCGACCTTGCATTCGGTATTGGTGTATTTGCAACGGCAATGGTGACTGTTGTACCATTTATTGAAGGGTTTACTGTTGCTACAACGGCAGCAGCAATAGCAGAAGGTGAAGCGGCAGTTGCTACAACGGCATTGCTTGGACCAGTTGGGTTACTTGTTATTGCGGTAGCTGCCCTTGCAGCCGTTTGGTATGATGTATCTCAAGCAAGTGAACGAGCATTGCAGATGCAACAAGACAATGCAAAGAGACACGCAAGTAGCACAACAAGTGCGCTTGAAGAAGACCTTAAAAGAAAGGTAAAAGCAGGAGGTAATGAACTTGCATTGCGTAAGCAATTATCTGAAAGCTATATTAAATTAGAGCAACAAGATTTAAAGCAAAGTGAAGCTGATTTGGAAAAAGCGACTGATAGACAAAAGTTCTTGCGTGAGAAAGGATTTAGTTCTCAAGCCGATGATATGCAAAAAGGCATTGATAAACTAAAAGGTCAAGTATCAGAATATCAATCAGGCATTAGTGCTGCACAATCATTTGGTTCAGTTAAACCTGCATTGACAACAGCTAAATCAACGGCAGGCGCAGGGGCTAAAGCAACAGGGGCAACACCTCCAAAGACGGACAAGGCAACTGGTAGTAAATCAGTCACTATCAATATGCAAATAAACGATATAATAAAAGAGTTTACCATCAACACTACTAACATCAAGGAAGGTGCAAATAGGGTTAAGGATATGGTCGCAGATGCGTTGTTGAACTCAATTAATTCATCACTTCATACGGCAGGACAATAATGATACTAAACAACGCACCAACGGTCATCAAGTTTAACGGAAGTAGTTATCCAACTTCAATAGATGGACAAACAAAATCATTTCCTGACATAGTATTGAAGTCGGCATTGATAAGTGTATCACAAGCAAAGCAAATTATCAAGACGCAGATTCAAGGTAGAGATGGTTCGGTTAAAGAATACATTGGACTTGATGACTATGCCATTTCAATAGTCGGTACAATCACAAGTACTAATGGAATTGAGCCGATACAAGATAGACTTGATTTAAAAGCAATGTTAGACGCACCGATATCTATCGGTGTGGTATGTCCGTATTTGAATCAACTTGGTATTACCGATGTTGTGATAGAAAGTTATGATTTGCCACAACAAGCAGGTGGTATATCGTATCAAACTTTTTCAATTAACTGCATATCTGAATACGCAAATCAACTTCGTATAGCAAGTGTATAACGTATTGAACTATATAACAATCAAGCAGATGCCATCAAAGGCATATCCGAATCACAACAAGGTGATAAGGCTTGATTTTTTGGAATCGTATAGTTACGAATCAACGTGGAAGGAGATGTCAAGCAAGGGAACGATCAGCATCCCCAAAAACTTATATTATAAGGATGAGGGTAATTTTTTAAATCCGTTAAATGGTTCAAAGGTAAATATTGGAGGATTCAACTCCGAGCCACTTATTATGCGTGGTGATAAGATAACACTTACTGCTGGGTATAGATACAAAAAACCATCACTAACTTGGGGATGGGTGGATGAAACTTCACAGATATTAGACGGATATATTACACGAGTGTACGCAAAGATTCCGATTACTTTTGATGTTGAGGATAATATGTGGTTACTGAAGCAAACAGCACTTACTAATAAGACATATAAAGCGACTGATACTATTGAATTTATTCTTCAAGACATAGCATCACAAGTCGCAGACAAGCATCCGACCGCAGACCCAATAGTAGTTAATCAAGAATCATCAACAACAGTTGGTACTATCATAGTTGAAAACGAAACAGGGGCGCAGTTCTTGGAAAGGTTGCATAAGCTATTCGGCTTAACCACATATATGCGTGGTAATGAGTTGCGATGCGGAGTAATGGAATACAACACGGCAGAGGCACAAGAGCAGATATTTATAATGAATGGTCAGCAAGGTAACGTACCTGCTGATGGTCAAGAGTTGGAGTTCCAACGCAAAGAAGATGTAGTTGTATCAACACGAGCATACAACACTATTCAGAAAGATAATGGAACTAATAAAGATGGTTCAAAGAAGTTGAAGAAAGAACGAATTGAAGTACTTGTTACTTTAAAGAATGGTGATATAACTTCGACAAGTATCAAGGCAGGTGAACATACACCTGATAATACGGAAGGTGAACGTACTACTTTTTTTGACCCATCTGCAAAGACGGAAGCGGACCTTATAAAAGGTGCAACAAAGCAACTCGAACTAATGCGTTACGATGGGTTAACTGGATCATTTGAAGCGTTCGGAATACCATTCGTGCGGTACGGAGATAATGTGCGTATCAAGAACCCAAAGCAACCTGAACAAGATGGATTGTATAAGGTAAAAGGAGTAACGTATTCGGGCGGTACTTCGGGATTAAGACAAACAATTAAACTACACTACAAGATAGGATAATGGGAGATATTGCAACAGCTATACGAATGATAACTAATACACACCTTACGGATAAGGTGAGAATGTTTGATGCTGAGGTCAATAGCGTATCAATGACGGACAGAACTTGCGAGGTGACAATGATAGGCGGTAAGTCTGCCAATACCTTAACTGTCCGATTGATGGCATCTGCCGATGATGGGTTACTAATGAAACCAACTATTGGAAGTACAATCGTGGTAATGATGTCGGAGTATACCGCACCATTCGTGGCTAAGTATTCAGGAGTTGATAGTATCACGATGTTAGGCGGTGATTTGAAAGGACTTGTAAAGGTGGATGACTTAGTAACGCAGTTGAATAACTTGGAGGACTTTGTTAAGGACTTAGCGCAAAAGTATAATGCACATACGCATACATCTGCTTGTACGGCAGGTGGTGCGACAACAAATCCAATACTACCACAAGATCAAGAAACAGGAGTTATCACAAACACACAAGCGTCCGATTTAGAGAACACAAACATAACACAAGGCTAATGCAACCACGATACGACATAGGAATAGACAAGGATTATATGAACTCCAATAACGACATATCTTGGAATGAATCAGATATACAACATATTGAAGATACAATACAACTTCGACAAGGTGAATGTAAAGAGTTTCCGAATGATGGGGTAAGCATTGGGATGTACCTTAATTCGCAAGGAATGGAGAGTGATGTCGCACGAAAAACTATCATAGAATTGCAACGAGATTTGTATATTTGCAACAATCCTTTAGTCAGTTATTCGGCTGATGGAACATTGATAATCAATCCAAATGTAACTATATGACGCAATTTATAGCCATATCAAATAGTACGATATATGATGTATGCCTAAACACATACGGCACGTTAAATTTATTGGGTAAATTAATGGATGACAATAATCACGAAGGAGTGAATACAAATCCAACACAAGGTCAAGTATTCTTATTTGATGAGAACTTGGTCAATGTTCAAACCAATCAATCATTGGTACAAAATTATTCAATCGCAGCAGGAGAAAATGAACTTAAATACGCAACCGCATAATGGGAATCAAAGAAGCAATCAAATCGGTAGTAACTAAACTTGAATCGGTACAATGCACTAATCAAGATGGTAATGTTGTCGGTTTGAACGTGATGATATGGGCAGACCAACGAGATGAGCAACCCGATATGATTGTTTATGCTAAACCTGCTTGTTTCCTTGAAACGGTATTATCAACAGGACTTCCAATAGGTAACAATGCGTTATCTTATGAGGTAACTTTTAGAGTGATGATAGAGCAAGAGCAATATAACTCGGAAGGTAATATTGACCTTGAATTATCATTGCTTGATTTAAAAGATTCGGTGCATCGTGCATTACAAAACTTTAAACCATTGAATTGCTCACCGATGTATCAAAGCGGTCGTGAGTTAGATTATACGCAAAGCAATCGTTATTTAATTGTGCTTGAATATTCATCGCATTTCGTAGACTTGATGAGTACTGAACTTGACCCTGCAATGGGGTACATTGTTGATACAATCGATGCGCCTATATTATCAATGGAAGAAGAAATATTTGTAGGCACTATAAACGATGATGTTGTACCAACTTATGCAGTCGCAGGTGGTGGTATTGTACCGATTTATAGCTATGGTCCATCCGTTTGGTATAATGGTATAGGTTTGCCCAAAGTAGGTCAAGGAAAGAATGGTGATTATTATCTTAACGATAGTAACGGAGATGTATACAACAAGGTAGACGGAACTTGGGTACTTATAGCTAATATTAAGGGTGAAGATGGAGGTGGTGCAAGTGGAGGTTTGACAAACGTAGTTGTTACGCTTGGAATGATTGTTGGCGGTGAATTAACTGCCGAAGATGGTAAGTGTTATATCTTAGAAAATGGAACGCTTATTAGTGATATAAACTTTAATTTAGACCATCTAACTACCGAGAATAATACTTGTATGTTTATCAATCGAGATATAAGTTATGTAGTTAGTCTAAGTGGCTCAACGGCATATTACGCTGATGAAAGAATAGCGACAATAATTTACAAACAAGAAGATTGCGAGTTCAGATTTGCAAATGGTAAAATAAGAGTATTAAGAGGATAAAAAATATGAAAAAACTAATCACAATCATAGCAGTAAGTCTGCTTACAATCAACGCACAAGCACAATACGGAGGTGTTATTCGTGCTGTAAATAATAGCAATGTAATCGGTGAGATTCAACGAATCGGTGCATCAATGAAGGTACACGATACTGCATTGGTGAACATCCAAACGGCTATGAAGTTGAAGACTGATAGCATCTATACACGGCTTGGAAGCGGTGTTGGGGTATCATCTATTCCAAGTGCAACGCAAACTACATTGGAAGACATTAGTGCATTCACAAATAGTACTGATGCAACAGTATCAACATTTTTAGAACCATTAAAAATAAAGACCGATAGTATTTACAAACGTATGTACCAAGATTCGGTTAACCTTGCCAAGTTAGGTACAGGTGTGACGATAAGTGGTAGCGTTAATTCAACTATATCAGGTATTACTAAAAAGACATTAAATACACAAGTAGTATCGGCAGATACAGGGTTAGTTGTGAATGCGGTTATGCACGGCTTGACAACAGGCATTGGTAGTGGATACGTTGATGTAAAAGTTAACCCATCAGGTGCGTTAACGGTTGAG